GCCCAGTTCCTCGAATCGCCGACTGCTCAGAATGCTCTCGAAGAGATCAACGATGTCGAGGCGAAGAAGTGGCAAGATGCTTACAGCGATCTCCGCGTTCCGATGCCTCCTGCGCTCGCAGAGGAAATCAGAAGCGGTGCCAAATCTCTGGCAGACGCTCTCGCTGAAATCCGCACGAGCTTTGATCAACGTGAGGCCGCTTGGACTGCGTACCTCGACGAATCCAGAGCCCAGAACATTCTGGCCAAGCAGCGCAAGAAGAAGGACAAGTTCCTCGAAGAGCTCGACGCTCAGGAGGGTCGCACGGCTGTTCTGACCACGGACGAGCTTTCCAAGATGAAGCCCGAATGGGCGAAGTCCGCCGCGGTGGTCGAGAAGCTGACCAAGCCCATCGATGCTCCCACCGCACTCGACCGCAAGAAGATCACCACGGTGCTGCAGAAGGCTTTGGCGATTCTCGCCCAGCGTGGGATCAACTTGACCAACGCCGACCTTCAGGCGACCATCTGGTATCCAGAGAAGGACATCTGGGAACGACTCAGCACCGGTAAGAAAGAATCCAGCCTCAAGCTCTCCTATGACTCCGAACTCCTCAAGATCGCAGACGCCCGGGGAAAGGGTGATGCCGCTCGCGCCGCCATCCGAAAAGCTCGAATCGGTCAGCGTTGAAGAACTCTCTTCCACGATCCCTGAAGGGAAGATGGAGGAGTTCGTCAAAGCCCTAATGGAGCTCGGCGATGAATGATTTCACCGTGAAGTTCAACGCGCCGGTCATGGCCGCTGCGCCCTTGGCCGGTGCGACCGTAAGCCCCAAGGCCGCGAAGCCCAAAGCCCAGCCGCTCGCCGCTGAACCGGCCCCGGAGCCCGACGAGGTGATCGTCGCGGCGCGTGAGTACATCAAGGCCAACGAGGGCGTGAAGAACAGACCGTACAAGGACACGAAGGGCTTCTGGACCGTCGGTATCGGGCACCTCATGACGCCGCAGGAGATCAAATCGATGGCCGGGCGCACGCTCTCGGATCAGGAGGTGAACGACCTCTTCGCCCGTGATTTGGCCTCGAAGGCCAAGATGGCCAAGCGCGAGCTGGGCAAGGCGTACGACACGCTGCCGAAGGAGGCCAAGGTGGCCATCCTCGACGGGTTCTTCCGCGGCGACATGTCCGGCTCCCCCAAGGCACTCGAACTCCTCCGCGCTGGGAAGCTCCCGGAAGCGGCGGACGAGTACCTCAACAACAAGGAGTACCGGGAGTCCGTCGCGATGAACAAGCGCGGCGAGAAGCACGGAGTCGCTGGACGCATGGAGCGCAACGCCGCCGCCATCCGCGCCGCTGCCAAGATTTCCAAGGCCCTGAAAAAGTAGTCGTATACTCATTACCCGTCATGATCGAGTACCGCGGACAGCGTTTTTCTGGATACAACAAGCCCAAGCGCACGCCGGGCGAGAACAAGAAGTTCGCCGTGCTCGCGAAGCAGGGTGACGACGTGCGCCTCGTCCGCTTCGGCGACCCGAAACTCTCCATCAAAAAGCACATCCCCGGACGCAAGTCCAACTACTGCGCCCGCTCGGCGGGTCAGGGCAACACCTCGAACAAGCTGTCGGCGAACTACTGGTCCCGCCGTCAGTGGTCCTGCTGATTTATGGCCGCTCCCCTCGACAACGCCACGATGATGGACAATCAGCCCGTGGCCCCGACCAACACCCCGGTCGAGGCCGAGCTGCCCGCGCCCCTGCCTGACATCATCGCGGGGACGGTGCCCGGCATCCTCGTGCCGCCCGTCAGCGAGACGACGATGGGCGAGCCGGTCGTTGAGGCCGTCGTCCAGAATTTCGGACGACTCCCGGAGCTGGGGCTCGAAGTTTTCGAGCTGCCGGACATGTCAACCATCGTCTACAACCCCGATGTCCTGACGGAAGATGCCATCCTCGAAGCGCAGGCGAACGGAACCATCGAGCAGCTCGTTACCCCTGCCGTTGCCCAAGCGGCTGAAAACGCCGCTCCGGCGCAGGCGGCTGCTCCTCAGACGGCCCCGCTCGCGCAGGCCACGTTAACCGGTCCCCCGCCCGTCAACGAGTCCCGCCTCACGACGGCCCGTATCCAGAATTTCGCGCCGCGTCAGGTCTCGCCGATTGAACCGAAGCCAGTCATCAACGCGGTGAGCAAGCGGGCGATCTAACCCTTCGGCTTTCGGACCCGACGGCTCCGCTTCTTTGGGGCCTCGGGCTCCGGGTCGTTGGGCTGTGGGTCGGCGGGCTCCGGGTCCACGGGCTTCGTGTCGCCGATGCCGTCGAACTCCTCGAAGGCGCGGTTGAAGTCGTCGATGGCCGCTTTGGGCGTGTCGCCCCACCCCTGCAGGACGTTGTTCGGGTCCACGGCCAGCACCCGGCCCGTCGAGGACCGGTAGAGCTTCGCACGCATCGCGTAGAACGGCTGGGCGAACATCTTCTTGAGGACGGCGTCCGCCTCCACCCGGTCGGCCTCGGTCTTCAGGAGTCGCTTTGCCGCGGCTTCCGCGTCGGTGTCGCTGATCGTCCAGCGCACCTGATCATCCACGAGGTTGTCAAGCTGGTGGAAGGTGGAGATGAGCGTACGCTTCGCCGCCTCCTTGACCTCCGGGTCAATGTCCACGGGCTCCTCGTTGCCCCCGAACGGGCTCTTCTGGGGCGTCAGGAAGCCCGCTGCGGCCTCCACGATGCCCCGGAGGATCGCGACCTGCGCCGCGGTCTTCTCGACGTGCGGGAGCGAATGGAACACGCCCCGCATGCGGCCCTGAGGGGTCTCCGGAGGTTCTGGCGTATCCAGCATGTCAGAGCTTACGTCGTGCAGCCCGTCGTTCCGCGGTCGTTTTGGTCTTGTGACACGGCTTTCAAAGAATTTGGAGTTGGTCTGGCGTCGGGAACAGGAGCCGTCGGGAGAATGGACCCACGTCCTCGAACGACTTCAGGCTACCGGCGGGCACGATGTGGTCAACGTGCGTTTCTTTTTCCGCAAACCAGCCACCGCAGGCCGCGCAGGGGTACTCGTACTTGAGCCTCGGATTGTTTCCGGTGTAGGGGCGACGAACGGCGAGCCTGCACTCCCGGATCGACGGCATCTGCATCGACAAGCGGCGCAAGACAGAGCGGATACGGGAGAGAATGTAAGCCTCGGTCCACGCCTTCATTGTTTGCGGAAGAAAAACCTGATCGTTTTGATCGACTCATCGTAGATGGCGATGGCCCGCTGGCGGCTGATCTTGTACCGCCGTGCGAGTTCCGTGAAGGTCTTTGGTTCGGTCTGCAGGCGTCCTCGGACGATGTACTGGGCACGCTCGCTCAGGCGGCTGATGGCTCGGTCCAGCTCCTCCTTCATCGAGTCGCGCTCCGCGTTCTCGTGCACGTCGTCGGGCGCGGCCACGTCCATCTGCTCGCCTTCCGTATCCACGAGCCCGCTGCCGGTTGGCTGGAGGTGCACCTCCGCGTACACTTTCACTTCCTCCACCGTCAGCATCAGCTCCTGCGCGATCTGCTCGTCGGTGAGGCCCTGAGCCATGAGCTTCTGGACCTTCCGGCTGTGGCGCACCACGGCCACCGGTAGACGAACGACGTTCTTCGCGAACGTCCGCTCGTGCAGGAGGGTCTTGAGAATCCACCAGTAGGAGAATGTCGTGAAGGCCCCCTGCTTCGGCTCGTACCGCTTCAGGGCCTCGAACAGGCCCAGCAGGGCCGTGGCCACGGCGTCGTCGTACGAGAGGTGTGGTCCAACGTAGCGTCGTGCAATCTGGACGGCGAAGCCGTGGTGGTGCTTGAGGAGCTTGTCCCCGTCGTCTCGGCGACGAAACCAGCTAAAACGCCGATGTAGGTTGTCAAGCTCCTCTTGGGTCATCGTTGGTACTTGGGCGAGTTTGCACTCGCCGCAACGGCACGCTTGGCGTCCGGAGGACGTATGGTCCAACGGCGCAGCGCACCCATCGCGTCGTCGTGCTCGACCGCGAAACCCTTCCGCTTCATCGCGGAGAGCTGCATCACCACCTTGTCCAGCGTGAGCCCGCGGAGGGCCGCTGACTTGGCCGGGTCGCGGTGCAGCTCGACAAAGAACTGGTGCGCTGTGCCGCACCACGGCTCGCGGTGCTCGGCGAAGTAGTCGCTCTTCCAATCCTCCAGAATTTCGTGGAAGGAGTTGAGGCGCGACGTGAGCTGTGCGGTGCGCACGAGCGACTTCTCGTGGTACGAGACCACGCCGAAACGGCTGCTGCCCTTGCAGTGATCGGGCACCTGATAGTCCACGAGGTACCGGGCGAAGAACGGCATCTCGCGGTCGATGGTCGCTTCCACCTCGCGGTTGGACGCGAACTTCATCATCCGGGTCGCCGCCTTGAAGATCATGATCTTGTCGAGGATGGAGATGTCGAGGTCCGGGAGGATGCGGATCGAGTCCTCGTCGGAGTTGGCCGTCACGATCACGCGGCCCTGCCACGAGACGCTCACGGGCTGGCGGAACTTGGCGTGGTACTCGAACGTAGTGTTCGCGGCCATACGCTTGATGATCGACGAGAAACGCTTGTGCGCGTTCGGGTCGTCGTTCGCCGAGGTGTCGTCCACCGTCCAGAGCGCACTCTCGAAGAGCTGCGCATTGAAGTCGGTCTTCCCAAGGAGGTAGTTCTCCGCGGGCGCGTGGCCCGCCATGAGCTTGGCCAAGAGCTTCGTGGAGAACAGCGTCTTGCCGGTGCCGACTGGTCCGACGATGAAGATGTTCTGACCGCTATCGAGGCTCAGGTTCATCGCCCCGACGTAGAAACGACGCAGCCACGAGAGCAGGTAGTCGAGCTGCTCGACGGGGTCCAGCATGCCCCCGATGTACTCCGAGATGAATGGGAACTGGCCGTTCGGCCCCCACTGCACCGGCTGGTCGTGGGGCATCACGACGCGGCGCGTGTAGGTGTTCAGGATACGGTCGCCTCCGTCCAGCTCGACGATGCCCGTGGGGCGGAACGCGAACGGGGCGGCACCGATGATGTCACCCCAGTGGCGGACGTGCTCCAGCGCACGGTCCACCTCGGACGGCTCGTTTCGGCCCGCCTGCGAATTGAGGCCCTTGCAGAGACGCAGGTGCTGGGCGGTGTCCTCTTTAGTGTACGCACGCCACTTCCCGCGTCCCGTGGGACGCCAGTAGCTCTGGCCGTCGTGGAACATGCCCTCCACGGCGTTGCCCAGCACGCGGGTCTGGAAGTTGTCCACAAAGTTGGAGCCGAGAAGATCGCGCCACGACCACCACGGCTTCGTGGCGTGCGCGGAGAACGTATAAATGCCGTCCTCCTTGACGATGGCCGACTTCGGGCTCGTGGACCCTTGGACGAAGAACGACGGACCCTGCGACCCCTCGACGAAGTCACCGTGCCACTCGACGCCCGGGTACTTCTTCTGCAGCTCGGCCCAGACCGTTTCGAGGGGAATCTTCGTTGTCCCCACCTGCTTGAAGGAGAACTTCTCCGCGACCTTCATCGCCCACCCGGACACGAGCGCGGACGGGAGCACGTTGTCGCTGACCTGCGCCCACTCGCAAGAATTCGTGTAGTACCGCTCCGGCGTTGTGAAGGCGGGCGTATCCAGACCTACGGCGAGGTACTGGAGCTTCATCTCCTTGAGGATGAATTCCAGCAGGGCCACGGCAAACGCACGGTTGGGGACAAGCAGCGGCTTCTCCAGCACCCAGACGAAGTGGCTGTATCCAGAAAGCGAACGCTCCTGCCACGTCGGGGTGAAGCACTCGCCGATGCGCTTGATGCCCGCCTGCAGGTCTTCTGGGCTCACGGTGGACTCGTAGTCGCCCACGATGGCCTTGAGCGCGTAAGGCGGATTGCCGTCGGTCGCCGAGTCGGAAAGTCGTAGGGACGGGGTCAGGCCCTCCCACCCGCTGAACGCGTTGTGCCGCGTGTTCGCGTCCTGCATCCACTGCGTCCTCGCCTTCTTCCCCGCAGTGCCGCGCACCGCAGGCGGGATCGTTCCTCGGAACGTCCACGGGCAAACCGGCTCCACGGTTGTGGAGATCAGGTTTGGAAGGGAGGGTAAGGTTAGGGTCACTACCGGATTCATAGAGTCTTTCTTAGGGTTTTTGTAAATGAGCTTTATTTCTTGAAACGATCTGAAATGGATACCTCGGCGTCCACCGGACACCCGGCCAGCCACTCTGGCGTGGTGGCCATGATCTGACGGGCCTTCTCGGCCTCCTCTGGCCCGGACACGAGGCACACGGCCTCGTCGTGCACCGACCAGAGCACTTGGATACCGGCCCGGTCGAGGGCCAGCATGTTGACGGAAAAGGCGTCCCGGGAGACGGCCTGCACGAGATTCTCGGCGAGGAGCCCACCGTAGAAGGTCGTCCGGATACCGTCCACGGACGCCTTCAAGACCGTCTTCTGGTACGGCTTTCCGGTCTCGGGATCGGTGACGGTCTTCTTCTCCACCGTCACGGCCCGATAGGATAGCTTGCGGCCCGATGGCAGCTCCAGCTCCAAGTCCTTGCCCACGGACTCCTCCAGCGCGGCCTGCAGGCTCCGCCAGAGGCCCGTGACGAGCGGGTTCGCTTTGCGGAAGTCGGCCACGACGGCGCGGGAGTTGGCTCCGTACACTGACATCTTCACCCGTCCCCCGCGTGCGTCCTTGGTGTAGACAAACGGCTCGCAGGGCTCGCCCTTCTCGTCCCGTTCGTAGATGGTGCCGTCCATCGACGCCTCCAGCGCGGCCTCCCGGTCGCCCTCGGTGATGTCGATCCCGGCCATGAGTTGGGCCACGGTGATGAACTTCTGCCACCCGCAGCCGTATCCAAGGCCCAGTACGCGGGCCTTCGCGAGCGAGTAGAGCTTCTCGTTCTCCTTCTTCAGCTTTCCGCCCTTCCAGCCCATCGAGCTGCGTGCGTGGGCCTCGTAGATCGGGAAGCCGTCACGGATCGACTGCAGCAGGGCCTCGTTCCCGACGAGGTAGTTGAGCACGCGTGGCTCGATCTGCGAGAGGTCCACCGAGGCGATCTGCTTGCCGGGCGGCGCGACGATGAGCCCGCGGACATCGATCACGGGCACCTCCACGGCGTCCGGGTTGTCCTTGAAAACGGCGAAGTGCTTGGCGAACTCCTTCGGGTCGTCGATCAGCCGGTGCTGCGTATCCACGAACATCGGCATGCGGTTGAAGTTCTGGAAGTTCAGCCCGGCCTCGCCCGCCCAGCGTCCGGTGTGTGCGCCGAAGTACTTCAGCGAGAATCCCATCGTGCCGTCCTCACGCCGCCGCTGCTGCATGGTCTTGAGCGTGGCGAGCATCTTCTTCGCCTTCCGCAGGTCTTTGAGGGCCTTGAGCCACGGCGTCAGGTGACCGTGTTCGTCTTCCCACGCCTCCGCGGCGTCCGCGTCGTGGGCCTTGATCGGCGGCGGGGGCAGGCCAGCGTCGCGGCACGCCTGAGCGATGGCCTTGGGGCTCGCTGCTGGACTGCCGTTGACGACCCACGGCAGACGGTCGATGCACGCGAGGACGACGCGCTCTAGGGTCAGGATGCCCTGCTTGAGACGCTCCTCGTGGATGTGGACGCCCGCCCGGCCCTGCCTGCGGGTCAGGACCGAAAGCTCGCGCTCCCACTCGGGCCACTGCCCGCTCCACTTGTCCCAGAGCCGCCAGCAGTGCATCGCGTCGTCGCGTGCGTACTGCAGGAGCTGCTCCGCCTTGCCCTCCTGCTGCGCGTCGGCCCACGACTTCCCCTTCATGTAGTTGCGCATCTCCTTCGAGACGCTCTCGCCGAACGCGTAGAAGATCGCGTCCGCGAGGCTGCGGCGATTGCAGATGTACGCGGACATGTCCGCGGTGCAGTGCCACGCCTTGTAGTTGATCTTCGGCCACAAGCCCTTCTCCAACTGAGCGAGGTACACCTCCTCGTCGAATCCGGCGTTGTGCGAAAGTAAGGTGGCACCCTCCAGACTTGCAAAGTTGAAGTCCCGAGGGTGCCCGGCCCAGTGGTCCGTACCGTCGCTGACTGATACCATGTAGCAGTCCGCTTTGGGGTGCCGAGCGTACTTCCAAGTGCCGAGCGGTTTAACGCTCACTTCCTTGTCGTAGTACAGCTCGGTATCGAGGGCGACGATACGTTCCATGTGGGGCCTTAGAACTGAGCTGCCAGAGCGCGGACATCATCCGGGGTCGCGTCGCCGAACTTAATCGACGGCACGGCGAACTCGGCGTTGCCCTTGCCCGACTGAATCTCAGGCAGGAACTCCACGAACTTGGAGCTGTATCCATCCTTCCGGAGTTCGCCCGTGGCCTTGGCCGTGGCGATGGTCTTGAAGAACGCATCGTACGCGAAGGACTTCACGGAGTAGATCGCCGGGGCGTAGCGGACACCGCCAGCCTCGAACGGGAAGTGGTCATCCGGCACGCCCTCGGGCTGGGCCACGAGGACGAGACAGTTGGCCACGGTCTGGAACCACGACTTCGTGGACGAGGCACGCGGGTTCTCGCGGGACTCGCGCCAGTCGGTCGTGCCGTTGAGCTGCTCGACCTCCACGAGGCTCGTCGCGTACCCAGCGGGGTCGCCGAACTTCTTCGGCTTCTCCGCGTAGGTCTTCGACAGGAGCTTCACGAACACCATCTTCCCGGTGACCGCCGACTTACCGTCGAGAGCCGGACGAGCGAGGGTGATCGCGTCCTTGAGCAGCAGGGCACCGAAGCCATGCTGCTGGAGGAGCTTCTTGTCCGACGTACCCTGCAGGAGCTTGAGCTTCGGCAGCGTGATGTCGGACGGGTCAACGTCGTCCGCGGCACCCGTGGCGACGATCTGATTTCCGGGGATTCGGGCGAGACCAGCCGAGGGGTTCTCATCGACCTCGACCTCCTCCACGGTGGACGCGGCTGCGGGGGCATTCGCGTTGATGGCGTTGTTCTTGAACGATACGGTTTTCGTAGGCATGTTATGCGTGTTTGGGTTTTGTATCCAGCAGCGGGATGCTGCCGAAAGTGATTAGATGTCCACGGCGTCTTCCGTCGCGGACTTGTCCTCGGTAAGGTAGGTGTAGGGGTTGCCCTTCTTGACTGCGCCCACGTCTTCCAACGCGGACTGGAACTCCCGAAGAACCGCTGCACCTTTCCCCCGAGGAGCGGTCTTTTTGACGAGGTCTTCCACCTTCGTCAAGGGAAGCGACAGACATTCCTCAAATTGTTCCTGCGTGATGCCGTGCTGCATGGCCACGTCGCGGACGGTGGCGAGCGAGACGATCTCCCGGTCAGCCTTGGTCACGAGACGCATGCCCGGCACCTCCACGCCCTCGGTGAGTACGGCGTCGCGGATGCGCGTCTTGACGGACTTGCAGAACTTCTCCAGCACGCCAGCGAGCTGGTGCACGCGGCGCATGTCCTCGGGGTTCGTGAGGTACGCGGGACGCACCTCGGCGGGCACCTCGACGGACTGGTACTTCTTCGAGACGACGGTGGCGATCTTCTGCACCGCGGGGCACGTCGCGAGGTGCTGGCACCAGATGCAGAGATTGGTCGAGGGGTTCGGACGAATCTCGCCCTCCCACCCGTCGGCCTTGGCCTTCTTCTTCCGCTCGATCACGAGACGCAGGACCAGCTCCATCTGCGGCATGTCCTTCCGCGTGAAGACTTGCGTGTACTCTTCGAGACGCTTGGCGACCTCGATGTGCGGGTGGAAGAACACCACCATCACTTCGAGCACCTCGGGCCAACGCTGCATGACGGCGAGCGCGTACGCGATGCCCTGCAGGTTCTCCGAGGTCGGCGTGACGAGCTGCTTGCCGAACTTCCAATCGAGAATCGCCGCGAGCGTACCCTGCTCGCCCCGCCCGATGATGAGCGTATCCGGGTAGCCACCCGTGATGCCCTCCCAACCGGCGGTGGACTCGTCCGGGGCGACCGCGAGGTACTGCTCGCGGATCACCTCCACTTCGAGCCCGCCGTCCTTGAGGTTCTTGATCACGTCGTCTTCGAGGTCAATGGCCCGCTGGACGGCAGCGACGTGGGACTCATCGTCCAAGGTCGAAAGGTCGCGGGTCTCCGCGGCCTTGTGCTGCAGCGTCCCCGCGATGGAGGCCGCTGAGTCGCGGCTGGCGTTCGTGAAGAACGCGCATTGCGCGGAGCTCTGCAGCGATGATGGGCTGTCCGGGTGGTGGCCGCGTTCAGTAGTTGTCTGGGTCATTTTCGATTTTTTCGGGTTCGTGTGTATCCATCGCGCCAACTCGGTTGGCGACTTGGAGGGTGACGAGGTGCTCGCGGAGTTCGGTCATCTCGTGGGTGGGGTACTGATCCGTCGAGCACGGGTGCTCAATGGCCCGGATCAGCAGGTACGCGAGCTTCGGGTCGGTGGTGACCCGCTGCTCGAACAGCTTTCGGTTGATGATGTACATGGCTTAGGGTTGTGGGTTCTCGGGACGAGATTCAAATTTGACAAGCCCGAACCGAATCCAGCGTCGTACTTCGCGCTGCAGTTCGCGGGACATGTTGAGCCACCTGCCGGTCGAGACGAACCTCTGCGCGTGGGCGTGGAAGTCGTCGTGGCTGATGGTACGGGTCAGCACGGCCCGGACGAACTCGTCGTCACTCATCGGGTTGGGGGTCATACACCTAGAAAAAGTGGGGCTCGAAGTCGCCGAACAGGCTGATCGGAATGTATCCGTTTTTTCGCAGGGCCTGACCTCCATTGCAGCTCCGCTTGGTCGCGGTGATGTCGCAGTCGATCTTGGCAGCGAGGGTGCCGTCTGGGTGCACGATGTGAGCGACGCAGACGGCTTCGTCGGGTATGCTGTAGAGCACGACGTAGCCGGGGACGTACAAGGCGTGGGCCACGTCCTGCATGGCCTCGATCTTCGACCACGTCAGAATGAGCGAGCCGAACCGCTGGAAATCCTCAACCGTGTTCTCCCGGCACTTGATCTCGGCGACGGCGTGAACCTGACCGTCGCGGATGGACACGATGTCCAACGCGGCGGGCGTGTGCAACGGCGTGTGGTACACGAACGAGCTGCGGTAGAGCTCCTGCATGTAAGCCACGACCTTGCGCTCTTCCTCGACGTACCGCTGGCCTCTTTCAGTTAGAATATCCATGGATGATGTACCCGAGGTCTTCGTAGACCCGCAGGCGGGCCTTCCACTGCGCGTGCGCGAACGTGAGCCCACGGTCGGCGAAGTCGTAGACGATGCCGCAGGTCTTTCCCGCGTGCGGGCGCATCACACGCCCGGCGCGTTGGATGGTCTTGGTGGCTGAACGCCCGCCCGCGGCGAGGATGAGCACCGAGGCGCGTGGGAAATCTGCGCCTTCGTCAAGGAGCGACGTGGCCACGGCGCACTTCAGCGAGCCGTCGCGCAGCGCGTCCGTCAGCTCCTTGCGCTTCTTCGCGCCGAGCTTGGAGTGGATACACGCTGCGCCGACGACTGACTCTGCCAGATACTCGCCGTGCTCGATAGACCCCACGAGGATGATCACCGTCTCGCCCTTGGCCATCTCCTGCTCCGCGGTGCGGATGATGGCTGCGTTCCGCGCTGCGTCGTTGCGCAGGTGGTCGGAGGTGTACTGCCAGATGACGCGACGGCGGTGCTCGTGCTCCGGGATCGCTCGGAAGATGCGCGTGCGTCGCAGCACCTCGCGTTCGACCTGCGGCTCAATCTCGCCGTCGTAGCCCCGAGGCCAGTCGATGTCGAGGACGTGAACGTGGCCGGGCACGAGGTGTCCTCCGGCCATCACGTCGGCTCGGTCGATCTCGATGAACTCAAGGAAAGTCTGCTGGACCGACGTGTTCCGGTCCTTGTCGTCGGTCCACGGCGTGGCCGACAGGCCCCAGAGGTGGCGGGCCTTCGCGCTCGAATCGATCATGGCCCTCCACGTCGCCGCAGGCGAATGGTGGGCCTCGTCGATCACGACGATGGTGTATCCACTCAGGTCAGGCTGGGCGGCGACGCAGGCGACCATCGGGTCTTCCACGCCAGCCCGCTGGAGCGCGGCCTCGGCCTGAGCGCACTGCTCCCGGGTGTTGGCGAGCCACGCAACGCGGTCGCCTGAGCGCAGCACCTTGGCGCACGCCGCAGCACCGATCACGGTCTTGCCGCTCCCGGCGGGCGCGATCACGAAGGCCCGGGATCGGTCCACGAGGAAATCGAGGGCCTCGACTTGGTAGGGGCGGAGGTTCATCGGCGGGCCTTTTCCATTTCAGCGAGGCAGCGGCGCACGAGCGAGTCGTGCAGGTAGGTGTAAGCCTCCTCGGTGTGCCGGTTAAAATTCAGGCCACGGCTCCGTAGCATGGACGCCGTGGTGTGGAGGCACTCGTGAGCGAGCGTCCCGATGTCGTCGGGGGTCCACTCGAACTTCCGGAGGCAGATGAGGTAGAGTTCGTGCTGCTTGTCCGAAAGTTCGAGGGACCACGCGCACCACGGGTCAAGCCGAGGGATCGCGCCGACGTACTCAGGAAACGTCCTCGCGATGTACGACTCCATGCCTTTTGTATCCACGTCCCAGCACACCTGCACGGTTGCGTTGTACACCGGCTCCTCGAACCACCCGGTCCAGAATCGATGGGCACGCACGAAGTGCGGGCTGCTGAGACGCGGCGTTTTCATCGGGCCGACTGGAGCATGCGGCGGCAGGTCAGCACCGCGTTGTTTAGGTTGGCGAACACGTTGTCGCGGAGCTGGGTTCCGCGGTTGGTGGCGAGCTTCAACTCGCAGATGTCGGCCACGAGGCGCGACTCGTCGAGGACGCGGAGTAACCTGTCCACGTCGGGCAACGCAGCGAGCTTCGCCTGACGGACCTCTTCCTCGGCCTTGGCGCGGGCCGCTTTGGCCGCTTCTTCGGCTTTACGGGCCACCTCAGCGCGGAGGGCCTCCTCGGCCTTGGCCTTGGCTTCCGACTCGATTCTGGCCTGCTGCTCGGCCTCCTCACGGGCCTTCCGCTCGATGGCCAGACGTGCGTCCGCCTCGGCCTTGGCCTTGGCCTCCGCCTCGATCCGGGCCTTGCGTTCCTCGGCGAGACGAGCCTCCGCTTCGGCACGGGCCTTGGCCTCCGCCTGCTCACGCTGGCGGCGTTCCTCCGCGAGACGGGCCTCCGCCTCAGCCTTGACCCGTGCGACCTCCTGCCGCTGCGCGAGGATGGCCTGCGCCTGCTTGAGCAGGGCCGCGTAGTCGTCGTCCGACAGTTTACCGAGGTCCACGCCAATGGCCGTGTAATCGATCTGAGCCAGCTCGGCGGCGCGAGCCGTGGCACGGGCCTTGGTCTCGGCCTCGATGCGTCGGGCCTCGGCCTTCTCGATGGCGTCGAGGTGGTCCTCCAGCGGGATGATGGTGCTTTCGATGGCGCGAAACGCGGCGTCAATGGCCCGGCCACGGACGAGGATGTGCTCCTTCAGCTCGTCCTTCTTGTGCCCGGCCTCCACGCGAATTTTCTTCAGCGTGAGGCGCGAGGCGCGAGCGACTTTCGGGTCGGTCACTTCAGCGACCTTGGTCTGCCAGTCCATCGCCTGCAGCCAGAACGGGCGCAGGGCCTGCTTGATCGAGAGCTGGCCGTCATAGTCGAGGCCGCTCGTGTTGAGTACGAGTTCTAGGTTGGTGCTCATGGGAATCAGTAGTTGTCGGGAATGCGGAGGATGCGGTGCGCGATGTACTTGGCCCACCAGTACACGGTGAGACCGATGGATCGCCACCAGAGGTGTTTGGCGGGGGTGTCGATGAAAAGCGGCTTACAGCCCCAGCGGTAGCAGTAGGTGACGGGCTTGCCGTCCGTGGCGCGGACGTTGGTCAGGACGTTGTCGCGGCTCGTGTCGAAATTCAGGGAATGCCAATTCCCAAACTCGAAATCAACGGCCTCGCCGTGCGCTTCGAGGAGCCAGTTGGTGAACGAGTTGTAGTGGCTCCCGCCCTTACACGTCACGACGTACCGGCCCACGGGCTTCACCCGGAAATCAATCAGCAGGTTGGTGCAGGACTCGCGACCGAGGTCGAGCACGTCCTCCTTCGATCCGACGACGTAGAAGTCCTTGAACGTCGAGCTTGTGCATTGGAATACCTTCATCGTGTCGCTGTAGGTCGGTAGGTCTGGGACCAGTACGCCGTTCGCGACGGTGATACCGTCGAGGTTCTCGTAGGAGTGGTAGTTTTTGTCGGGCATGTTAAGCGAGGTAGAGGGCCAACCAGAGAGCGACACTGAGCACGAGTGCAGAGGTGGCACAAAGGGCCTTGAAAACAAACTCACGCAGCGGTGCTCTTTCGAGGTAGGACTGGTAGGCGTCATCAACGAGGTATAAGGTCGCGCAGGACGCGAGGACGGACAAGACGAGAGTGAGTATGGGTAGCATGGTTACAGGTTATCTCTGAGGATGCGGCGACCGACACGCGTCAGTGTCCCGCGTGACACTCCGACCTCCTCGGCCAGACGCTCGGCCAGACCGGGCTGCAGGCGACGCTTGTCCTTTGGGGTCGTGGCCCAACGACGAGCGGCCTCGACGACGGCGGCACTGACGCGCATCCCGGGGATGAGGCCAGAGGTCGAGTCAACCCCCGCGCCGTGTGCGCCTTTGGGTCGTGGGGCGGCGGGTCGTTGGGGGTTGCGTTCGAGCTTGATCATGGAGCGGATGCCCTCGGCGATGATCAGCTCTCTCTTGGCCCGTTCGCAGAATCGCTCGTAGTAGCGGGCGCACGACGTTTCGGGGCTCAGGCTCGACTCGGCGAATACAATGCGCGTGAACGTCATCGGCGGGTCTTCTTTGTGCTGCGCTTCTTCGTCTTCCCGGCGGGGGTCTCAGCCGCGTATCCACGGACGATCTCGCGGACCACGTCGGACATCGAGAGGTCACGCTCGGCGGCGAACGCCTTGAGCTTTTCAATTTGCTCCGGTCGGAGCACCACTGACATTTTCGTGTTCATCGGAGTCCACCCTGCACGCGGCCCTCGTTTGGGCACGCCTTTTCCGTTTGTATCCATCCTTCAATACAGAGAGTGTTTCGTAAGTCGTTGGTATACCGTATTTTCCAGATCGGAAAATTTCTGAAGTTTTTTGAAAATAGTGCTTGCAACAATCACTGGGGTCTGATCCACTCTGTCTCGTCAACCTATTACTCACTCCCATGACATCCACCGTCACTACGCAACGCACCCCAGTCCGCTACGCAACCATTCAAGACATTCCTTCGCGCTATAACTTCGCGGAGGCCATGCCCAACTCGACATTTCCGGAGTATTGGCATGCGCGCACCCGCTACGCAACGGCAACCCACCGCATTTTTCGTTTGTTTAACGGCAAAGTGCTCCGAGTAGTGCGTTTTTACTAAATTTTCGTCTGAAACCATAACCTGAATACATAATAACATGAACCTCGATACTGTCCGCCACCTCGCACCCGCAGCGTTCGCCATCACCCCGGACGCCAGCCTGTCTGACTCCTACAGCCACGTTACCACTGCCCACGTCCTCGACGCCCTGCAGCAGGACGGCTGGACCATCACGGACGCCCGCCAGCCCCGCACCCGCACCGGCAGCGTGGACCACAAGAAGCACGAGATCAGCCTGACCCACCGCGACCTGCCGACGCACGCCGAGGGCTCCCCGCTCCTGCGCCTGAGCAACAGCAGCGACGGTGGGCACGCGTTCAGGCTCATTGGCGGCTTCCTCCGAGCGGCGTGCACGAACCAGCTCTACACCGGCATCAAGGTGGTCGGCGGCGTGTTTTATCACCGCGGCGGCGGGCTGGAGGACCGCATCGTCGCTGGTGCCCGCGAGGCCCGGGCCAACTTCGACAAAGTCATCTCCATCGTGGACCTCTGGCGGCAGATCGAACTCAACCCCGAGCAGCGTCGCGATATCGCCATCGCCGCCGTCGCGGCCCGGTGGCCGGGCGGGGCCGGGGCTCCCGTGTTCGCCGACTACCACGGCATGCTGCGGCCCCGCCGCTGGGGCGACGAGGGTCGTGACCTCTGGTCCACGTTCAACAGGGCTCAGGAGGCCGTCATGCGCGGCGGATTCGAGGCGTCGTTCGCCCGCTTCAACGACGAGGGCGAGCGTATCCCCGGTTTGAACACGCGGTACGTCCGCAAGGTGACGAGCCTCACTGCGACCCAGCGCATCAATACCCAGCTCTGGGACCATGCGGCCCTTGTCGCCGGGTCCATCACCGTCTGACCAGCGTCATCACAATGGGGGCGGGTCTGGCCCGTGCGGGCTCGCCCCCTTTTTTCCTCTCCCATGAAAACCAAGCCCCCAGTCCAGCCTGTCCCAGCCAAGCGCGGCCCCGGTCGCCCTCCTCTTCCCAACGCACGCGGGTCCATGATCCCGTGGCGCATCCAGCCGAAGACGCTCGACGCCTTCCGGTTCCTCGCTTTCGCCGCGAATGTCCCACCGGGCAAGTTGCTCGATGAGATGCTCGCCGAAACTAACGTCCGCAACCACATCCGTCAGACTATCCGTAAAAAGTAACCCGTATCCATGAGCACCGATACGTCCGCCACTCCAGTTGAACAGGCCCGCGAGCTGATCGTTCGCGCCCTCGAAATCCTCTCGACGGTTGAGCCGTCGAAGCCGAAGCGTCAGCACCCGTTCGACATCGTCATCGACCGTGTCGCCGAGGCGTTCCGCGTTGACCGCGCTCTCATCTTCTCCCGGCTCCGCACGGCGGAAGCTGCTCGGCCCCGTCAGGTCGCGCTCTACTTCTGCCACCAGATTGACCGCGACACGCTGAAGATCGCGAAGTACTTCGGTCGTCAGCGTGCGACCGTCATCTGGCACCTGAGCACCATCGAGCACCACCTGCAGACGGACAAGAAATTTCGGACCTGCGTGGAGAGCCTCAGTCAGGAGCTGGAGGCACTCGTATCGAAGACGCCGTGACGACGCTCAACTTCCCGCTCAAGACGAAGGCGACCCAGCGTACGCCGGGCGAGACGTGGGACATCCTCACCGGCATCTCGATGATCGTGCCGACGACGGTGGAGCTGACCCACAACCTCACGGACGACACGAACGACTGGCTGCTCATCGTCGTATTGGACTACGAACTACGGGACCACGAACTGTACCAGCTCGCGCTGGCCGCTGGCCTCGACTACGTCGCGGTCGATGATTCGATGGGCCTGCGGGTCGTGGGTCCGCGGGCCGCGGAGTGGCGACCGTTCCCGGAGTTAACGTTCGTGCGGCTCACGACTGCCTGATCCTACCGTGGCCTTCCCGTGCACCTCCTGCGGCCTCTGCTGCAAAGTGGGACCGAAGTTGGTGCCGGGGTGGCCACTGCGTGAGGACGGCGCGTGTATCCATTTACACCACGACAACACCTGCAAAATCTACGCCTCGCGACCGCTCGTCTGCCGGGTCGATCAGATGCAGCGGCTCTCGGGAGCAACGGAGCGGGAGCACCACGAGGCCAACGCCGAGGTCTGCAACCGGCTGCAGGAGGAGGCTAAAATGGACCCGAAATACCGCGTCCAACTGCCCCCAAAAAATTCTTGAAAATAATGCTTGCAATAATCCCTGAGGGGCCTTTTGCTCTGTCTCGTAACACTCAAATCCTCACTCACATGACCTCCTCCATCCTCACCCTGAACGACGCCCGCTCCCAGAAGAACGCCGCTGACGCCCGGTCCGAAGCCAAGGACACCGCCGCCGCGGCCAAGCGTCGCGAGACCGCCGCGATCCTCCGGGCCTACCCGCAGATTGGCGTCCTCCAGCGCGGCACCAGCCCGGTGTACTACGCTCACGTCGGCGTCACCCGTACCTACGTCGAGCACCGCAACATCCACGAGATCGTCGCCGCCGTCGCGTCCGCCGTAGCCCGTGGTGAGGACACCGGCGAGGCGGAGTACCTTGCTGCGGCCCAGACCAAGGCGGACCTCTGGGTGCCCGCTTGCGGGGGCAAGGAAGTCCCGACGGTGGCCAATGGCCGGACCTTGCTCTACTGCTGGAATCACGCCCGCCGGGAGCACGCGTACATCGACCTCCGCAGCGACACCGTCCTCTCCGACGACGAAGCCTCCGCCATCTTCCGCCGCTGAACCCTCAACGACCTACTCACATGACCTACTCCATCCTCACCCGCGACCTCGTCGCTGCGGGCTTCGTGCAGGCTTACTTTAACTCCAACAACGCGTGGGGCTTCGGCGGTGCCGTCGGGTTCCGCTTCGACCGCGGCAACGTTACGGTCAAGATCGCGGAGGCGTACGTCCGCCACCAGCGGAAGCCCACTGCTTTCGTCACGGTAACCATCAATGGCCGACGCGTATGGGACGAGGTTCCCAGCCGCTTCGCCTACACGAAGGCCCGTGACCTCGCCCTCGCAGCCTAATCCATCATCCATCATCTCCTACCATGAATATCACCCGCATGCGCCGCTACCGGATCAACGCGCCGTCCACCTTGCAGATAGATCACAACCTTGACCAGCGTTTGGTCCTCGCCCCCCGCGACCTCAGTGTAGAGGACGGCCCCACCGTGACGGCGTACTTTCTGGATGACGGTCCCGTGGTCTCCCAGCAGGTCCAAAAGCTGACCCTCAGTCCCACCCACTAAGCCTCTTCACGATGTACACCGAAATCCTAACCACCGAGGAGGCCGTGCGTCTCCTCTCGACCCTCACGACCCGCGACCACGCTGGTCGCCACTACACCGTCCTCCACCCGCCCGCGCATCTCGACGACCTCGAACAAGCTGGGTACATCGAGGTGTATCGGCCTATCCACCACACGGGCGTCCGTTACAGCGAGGAACACTGGCAGGTCGATGTGACGGACAAGGGTCGCGACCTCGTGGAGACGCACCCGGAGTACTGGCCGGAGGAGGCTCGGTCGTGAACTCGCGCACCGCCCTGTCCCACACCCTCGGTCTCGATGCCGGAGAATTGTCCGACTACCAATACCAGCCCGGTGTCTTTCCCCGGGCGATCTACGCCATCGACGACGCTTACTTTTGCGTCGGCAAGCGGCCCCCGGGCCCGGCCCGCATGGAGCACCTCGCGGGGCTCCGGTGGGAGCCTCACGCCGATCAGTTCTGGGCCGAGCGGGCCTCGACGATGATCTGGCGGGCCGAGGCGCAACCTGCACCGTAACCAAGGCCCCGGGGAGCGATTCCCGGGGCTTTTTCATGCCCCAAAAATCTCCCTGAAATTAGTGCTTGCAACAATGCACGCAGGGGCCTTTACTCCGACTCGTAACCTAAATCCTCATCACATGAAAACACACACCGTCCGCTTCTCCAACGCCACCTGCCGCGATGCCGCGCTGCTCATCCCCGCCGAACCGGCTTCGCTGTACCAAGTAGCCAAGCTGATCACGCAGAGTTATCTCGACTACATGTTCTCGCGCCCATCGCTCATGTCCGACGAGGTGTTAGTGTCGTCCATCGGCAAGAACAGCTTCTTCGGCGGGGCTCTGGGCGGCTGGCAAACGCGCCTGAACGCGAAGGATTTCGCCGCTCTCGAGAGCCTGTTGGATGACATTTGGTTGGCCGTGGCCGTGGTGCGGTACCGCGACAGCTCGATCTCGCCAGCCGACGCCTACCGGATCGCCGCGAAAAACGAGGCCCTCTCCGAGGCTGACCGCAAGTCCTTGCGGGCGATGGCCGCATTCGCGGAGCGGGCGGCGGGGGTCAACGCCTGACCAGCCTCAACCTCATCAGCCCCGGTGAGCGATTCCCGGGGTTTTTTTGTGCCCTGAAATTAGTGCTTGCAACAATGCCTCCGCGTTGATCCACTCTGTCCCGTAACAAACTTACTCACATGATCCACACACGCATCACGAACGAAAAGATCACCGCCGCCCGCGAGCAGCTCCGAGCCGCTGCCGAGAACCGCGCACGCATGATCGCGGAGTGCCTCGTCGAGGAACTCGACTGCGTCCGCACCATCAACGCCGAGCGGACCAACCTCGATGTCCTCGACGCTCAGGAGGCCCTCAACGCCGCTGACGGCCAGTGGACGTTCCTCATCCTCACCGACCTCGCAGGTCAGGAAGTCGATGCGTTCGAGGCCGAGGGCCAGTGGGGCTGGCGGTGGTGCGTCGAGGGTCAGTGGATGCCGCAGTACGGCACCCGCGACACGGCGCGTCGCCTCGCCAACCTCGCGGCCCGAGGTTACAAGTGGACCGAGGTGACGCTGCCCGCCGTGGTGGCCACCGAGGCCGCTGGAAATCACCTCGACGTGACCTACCTCCCGGCGGACCGCAGGCCCCGCCGGATCATCCGGGCGGCTTAACCGCTCCACCGGCCCCGGGCCTCACGGCTCGGGGCTTTTTTGTGCCCTGCCGCCGCCGTCCTTTGGCCTATACGGCCCAATTTGTGCCTGACGGCACGTCCGGACGCCCTGCGCGTTCCCGGGCCGGAAAGGCGGCTTGACGGCGGGTCGGCGGGTCGTACGGTGGTGGTGCCGGACGCGGTGCTCACGCTGGTCCGGGTGTCGTTCATGTGCAGTATAGCTGGCCTCGGGGGCTTCCTTCCTACGGCCCGGGGCCAGCTCCTGCGCTCAGCTCCGCTCGACGGAAGGGATCACGGTCTGCCGATAAAGGCCCGAGGGCGAGAACCCCGGGCGCATGAAGGAGCGGTCCCAGAACGCAATCTCGTTCGTGGCTCGAATGACCAGCCTGCCTGTATCCATCCACGCCACGACGAACTCCTTGGCCTGCTCCGGGTGCCGGGAGAACGCGTCGCCCACGGGGACGATGGTCGCGAGGTACGTCCCCGAGGGGCCGATGGGCAGACGCACCTGCAATCCCCTGAGGTAGTCGTACTCCACCACCTCGCACCGTTCGGAATAACAGTCCCAGAGTTGCAGGTCGGCGGGCCTGTGCGTGACACACTGTGTCACCTGCGGGTGCGAAAGATGGTGTAACGGTATATTCCGATACAAGGCTCCGTTGTCCAGCAGGACGTGCCCGCCGTACACGCCGCCGACGTTGCACTGGACGGCGAACCAGACGCCGTGCTGCGGGCCGTCCGAAATCGCCCCCGCGTCCACGTTGACGTATTGATGAACTGGAAGATCAGCGGCCATTGTTGGGTAGTTTCTTGCGGTGCAGCCGCCAAAGCGGGCTCCACTGCTGGTAGCTCATGCACCATATCATGTTTCGGTTCTCGCGCTCCAACGATTCCAGCCGCTCCACCGCCCGCTGAACAACAATCGCACAACAGGGGTGGTCGTCGGCGACGCGACGAAGCCCGTTGATCAGCTCCTCAGTCGTCACTCTCGGTCTCCTCCACGGTCCACGGGCCGTCTGGGTCGTGCATCCCGGCACGCTCCATCACCTCGCGGAAGTCGAACGCGTTGTGGACGATGATGTCGCCCTCGTCCTCTCGTTCTGTCCTCGGGACGCAAGGACATTGGGTCGAACGGTCGTGGGGTTGCAGGTCGTGAAGTGGTAGGACGTGGATACAGGTCATCGGCGTGATTTCCAGTTGAGCCACCAACTGTACGCGATCACCGCCCAGCACGCCGCGAGCAACCCGGCGAAAACCGCGAGGAGGACGTAGGCTACGCCGGATTCCCAAAGCCACTGCTCGAATGGATGTCGGTATCTGATCATGGTTAGTCCTCGTCCACCCAATTAACGTCGCGCTCAAGATCGTCGCGCAGCTCCTGAGACGCCTGCTTCAGAGCCTCACGTCGCCACTCGAAATCCTCGCGGCAGTGCACGATGGCCCGCTCGTCAATGCGGGCGTCGATGTACGCGAACAGTTTCTCCAGTTGTTCAGGTGTCATGGCTGGGCCTCCTTGGCTCGGGCTATTTCAATCTCTCTGTCTAGGTCGCAGGTGCTGAACGCTACAAACGCCTCAAGGACACCAGCCACACGGGCGGAATCGCGCTTGATCCACCGATACCGTTCTGCGTCTGCCCGCAGCGCGGCGTTCTCGCGTTCGAGTCGGTCGATGTGCTTCAGCACGAGAAGGCTCTCGTCGGGCAGAGGATTTCCGCGTACGTCGCGCAAGACTTCCCCCGGGGAGTAGTCAGCTAAGCTTGGGAAGCTCATGGCTGGCCCTCCTTGGCGCGTGCGGCGTCGATAGCGGCGTTCAAAGTCTTATGCAGCGCGTCGTTCTCCCCCGTGAGGCGGCGAATCTCATCGCCCTGACTCTGCATCACCTCCTCGAACCGGATGCACTTCTCGCGCTCGCGCTGAAACGCTTCGCCGAGCTGCTGCGCGTCGGCGTACCACGTCACGAGGCCGTGGAGGCCGGGCACGGCAACGGGCTTGCGGGCCTCCCGAAGCGAGAGGTTTTCGCGCTTTAGAGCCGTCACCTCGTTGTGGAGCTCCGCGTTCTCGCGTTCCATCTCATCGACAGCATCGCACCACTTGAACCCCTCGTAACTGTTCTCGGATGTGGGAGGGCACTGGTACACGTCGCGACGTAGCGCGGCGTTCTCGCGTTCGAGTTCGCGGGTGAATTCGGGGGAAACAAACTCTTGCGGCTCAGACGAAAGCCCCCAATGTCCGACAAAAGCAACGTCCACGTCTCGGACCGCTGCGTCAGTTCGTGGAGTGTCGCTCACGGCTGCGCCTCCTTTCGGGCTTTAATTAAAGCCGTATTTGCGATTGACGGACAATCGCAACCGTAAGGGCAAATGCCGTCTCCATGCGGTGAATTCTGATCATATTTGGCTATCGTCTTTAACGCCTCTAGCAGCGCGGAGTTTTGGTTCACAAGTACGCTTATCTCATCCCAACTGACTTTCATCTTTTCACGCAATGCCGCGTTTTCGCGTTCAAGCACCCCAAGACGAATCTTGAGTTCCGCCGACTCCTGCGCCCACTCACGGTTGGACTCGCTCTGCTGTTTCTGCTGCGCGAAAAGAGCCGTACGCAACTCGTTGCGGTCATCGCGCAGCGCAGCGTTGTCGCGTTCGAGCACCTCGAAAGCATCGGACCACTTGAGCCCCTCGTATCCGTTTTCGGAGGTAGGGGGGCATTGGTACACGTCACGACGCAGCTCGGCGTTCTCGCGTTCGAGTCGCTCCACCTTACCGAGCAGAGCGCACTCGCGCTCGCCGCCCTTTCCGAGCAGCACGCATTGCTCGGCGTTCTCGCGTTCGAGTTGTTGCACTTTCTGCAACAGTTCCTCCGACTCGTGGATACGAGAATCGGCCCACGGCTGGCTGGCCTGCGACACGCGCTCGCAGATGAGGTCGTTCAGCTCCTTGGCCTTCAGGACGAGCGGCTCCATCTTCTCGTGGACCGCTTTGAGCTGACGCTCGATGTCGCCGAAACGTGCGACCTCGTACCTCAGGCCGTTGGCCGCGTTGGTCATCTCGATCATCCGGGCGTGCACTTCCTTCGGCGTCCGCGTCTGCTGCGTGCGCTGCCTCGCGTCGTGCTCGGCGATGATGTCACTGACAATCGTGTTCGTGCTCATGGCTGGGCCTCCTCCGGGCGGGCGATTTCCTTGGCCAGCTTGCGGCACAAGTGATCGTAGGCGAAGCGGAACACGTCGAACTTGGACGATTCAATCGTCTCCGGCGAGAAGGCGTAATCAATCCGCAGGGACTTCCCGGCGCGTTCGCCGCAGACACTGATCACCACCGAGTGGATGGGCGGCTCGGAAGAACGATCTTCTCCCTGCGGCCACTTCAGCGCGTCCAACGCGGAAGCGAGATTGCGCTCCGCCCAGTACAGGCGCACCGACAAGGACTCGATCATCTCGGCAGCGTGACGTGCCGTCTGCGGCGCGGCGTCGCCGTTGCGCTCGTCCTCGGACTCCTGCATGATGCGGAGGTCGCGGACGAGTCTGAATGCGTCGGGGGTGCTCACGACTTGTTCTCCTTCGCCTTTTTGATCTGCCTCTTCACTGCGATCAGCTCGGCAGCTTGGTCGGTGAGGACTTCGATGGACGTGGCCCCGAGAAGAGTGAGCAACGAGTACACCTCGTCGTTCGTCTTGGCGACCCAGACGGTGCCGGGCTTGGATTCGGTGGACAGGTCGAGGATCATGTACCCGTTCTCGACGCGGCGAAGAAGGTACGGGCTTTCTTTGGGTTTCTTTGAGGACATGTGCTGTATGGGTTGTGGGATTACTGGACGAAAAGGTTTAGCTCCGGCGGGGCGGCGGGACGGTGGGCTGCGGGATCGTGTTCACGGGCTCGTCACCGTCGTCCTCGTCCTCGTCCTCGGGAGGCGGCGTGGAGGCGGGCGTCTCGACAAGGTCCGCGTCGTCTTCCACCAAGATGTCGTTGACGTACCTCGGCTTGCGGACCGGCGGCGTGTCGCTGACCTCGGCGTCGTCCGCCTCGGGAGCCTCGAACGGGTCCAGCTCGTCCGACAGGCCCATGCGGTCGCAGAGCGTGCGGACCACGAGGCTCAGGTGATTGACCTGCCGCTGGAGGCGGCTCAGGTCGCCCTTCTTCGATTGTCCTCCCGGGCGGCGTCCCCGGGTAGCACGCGGGACGAGCTTCCAGTCAAACGGTCGGCCCTCGCGGTCCTTGAGGTGCGGGTACATGTTGCCGGAGAACAGTTGGCTCAAAAGGCTCGCTGAGACGATGCGCCGCGTGAGCCCGTACTCGTACATCTGCCGGGCGAAGACGCTCAGGGTTCTCGGGCCGGTGGGGCTCTCGGCTTCGCCGATACGGCAGAGGACGATCTCCCGGGCCTGATCCTCGTCCATCACGGGCTTGTACTTCGTCTTGCCCGCGGTGCGCCGGGAGGTAGCGGTGTCGGGAATACGCTGGTCCAGCGGGGCGGAGTGAAAGGTCTGGATGGGTGTCATGCTCTTGCAATGACAGGCCCTCGGAGCCCCTGTCCAGCGGGTTTTTTCGGTCTTTGCGAATTTCCGACGGAATTATTTAGGGGTTTGTGCAGAGGTAAGTCGTTGGGACGTAAGGTCGTAGGAGGCGAGAACGGGTTATCGTCGATATGTGGAATGTTTGGCGGACAAGAGGTGGCGGGCGGCGGGTCCGGTCCCGAACACGCTCGGGAGCCGCTGCAGTTCCCCAGACTCTCTCTCTTTTTTTATTATATTAAGTATAAAAAGAAATAGAGATAGAAGTGGTTGGAGGACCGTGACTTAGGGTTTGAAACTTGTGTGTGGTTTGGGGCCTATTGTTTTAGGGCTGGGCTCCGCCTTCTCTTCGGCCCGCAGGCCCTGCTGCCCTTGATCCTGCGGGCTTTTCGTCGATGGGACGATGGGTCGGTGGGCTTTCGGGTCGTTCGGCCCGTAAACGCGATTCTTTCTGGTATTGCCCGAACGCATACCGTATACTGCAGCACATGGATGACACCCCCAACCCGCTGACGACGTGGATCGAAGACCCCGCGGAAGGGCCAGCACCTCGGCGACCCAAGGTTTCGCTGGAGTCGGTCGATCAGGCCCGGGCGTGGATGTGCTACGCTGCGTTCTCGGGTGACCTCGAAAAGACCGCCATCGCTTCCAAGGTGCCGCTCGCTGCGCTCGTCGCCTTGGAGCACGACTTCAACTGGGTCGCCAAGCTCAAGCGTTTGAAGACCGGTGCGGGCGAGAGCGACGCCGAGCGCGTGGCCAACCGCGCCGTGAACTACCTGCAGGCACAGCGCATGCGCGACGTGCTGGAGGACGCACTACGACTTCTTTCCGATCCCGAGGAACTTCTGCGGCAGTTGGTGAAGTTCAAGTTCGCTGCGGACGGTGCGGTTGAGCGGATCGACGTGAACCCGAAGGCCGTGCTCGATTTGGCCAAGGCGTTGGAGACGGTGCAGAACATGTCGTACCGGGCTCTCGGCGACAAGATTCCCACCGCCGCCGAGACCGTGAACTCCAGCGACCGTGGCACGAGTGCCGCGAGCGTGGTCAGCGTGCGCTCGGTCATCAGCGCACTCACCGAGATGCAGGAGCACGCCGAGGAAGAGAAGCGTGCACGCAAAGCGCAGCGGGCAGCGGAGAATCTTTCCGATGGTAGCCAAGAAAAAGTACCGGCTGTATTGCCTCAAGACTGAGTTCCGCGTCGAGGCCATGCGCCGACGTGATGAGGTCCGCGAGATCGTCGCGTGGATGGACCGCACGCAGGGCGCAGGGTGGAAGAAGCGGATGCAGTACCTCGACCACTACATGGGCGAAGGGCTTCCTCCGCTGTGGGTCAACGGGCGCAGAGTGCCGACGCTTGAGTCGGTGAAGCGTCTCCGTGAATACGCCGAGCGTTTCGGATACGGGAAGATTTCTTCCGAACAGTATCGGACTCAGCCCTACAATAATGCTGGCGCGAATACGAACCTAACTACCGCGCAAAACGCCCTTAGCGAACTCGCTTCGCTCACCTCGGACATAAAAGTTTCTGAGCCCTCCCCCACTCCGGCAGGGCAGGGGAGTGGTCCCGTAGGCCCATGAGCCCGACGACCCATCGTCCCGGAGTCGTGGACACGCGTAGTGGTCAGGTCGTTACGTTGGTACGACACGCTCCGACTAAACATAATATTTGTTGTGCGCAGACGGCCCACGTCGGCCCGCGTAAGTGCTTGGTAACTACGGGTAGTGGGACCGCTGTGACGCGTAGTGGGCTGGCCACGACGGTCGCCGCACACCCCCGGGAGGGGGGGCCGCGCCCCGCAAAGCCGCTAAGTAGACCCAGAGATTTTTATAAATTTTTGGCCATAGCGACCCGATGACTACCACCGCTGCCCCCGATGCGGTGACGGACCTCGTGCGTCGCGTCGCCCACCAGCTCCACGAGCTTGACGACAAGAAGGCCGCTGCAGACCTCATCCTGCAGGTCAAGAGGGCGAACGCCCAAACGACCAGCGACGCGGAGGCGATTCAGATTCTGGTCACGTTCCGGCAGTGGCTGCTGGACCAAGGACGGTACGCCGACACCGCTGCCCTACTCTGGCCCGCGGCGACCTTTTCCCCACACCCCGGCAGCGTGCAGCTCATGTGGCAGGAGATCAGGAAGTCCAGCCAGCTTATGATCATGGGCGCGGCGTCCGTGGGCAAATCGTTCTCGCTGGGCGTCTGGCTGTACCTCGATTGGCTCCGCGACCCGGAGTTCACGAACGTGAAAGTCGTTGGACCCAGCGAGGATCACCTTGAAAAGAATCTCTTCTCGCACCTCGTCAACCTTCACCAGTCGGCTGCGATTCCTAGCCCGGGCGAGTGTATTCGTCTGGGTATCACTCTTGACCCGCACAAGCGAGACGCGGGTATCTACGGCGTCATTGTTCCCATCGGCAAGAAGGCACCGGCGAAGTTGCAAGGCATCAAGGTAAAGCCACGTCCGAAGCCCCACCCTCTTCTGGGCCGCATGAGCCGACTGCGCATCATGCTGGAGGAAGCGGAGGACATCCCAGTGGGTATCTGGGAGGACGTGTCCAACATTCTGTCGAACACCGACGGTCTGGAGCAGTTCAAGATTTTCGCGGCCTTCAACCCCAAGGACCAGAACGGTGCGTGCGGTGTGCGGTGCGAGCCCGAGAACGGTTGGGGGCACTTCGATCTGGACCACAGCATAACGTGGAAGAGCCGCAGAGGCTGGAACGTCGTGCGGCTCGACGGCATGCGTTCCGAGAACGTCATCGAGGGCAAGATGCTATACCCCGGCCTGCAGACGAAGACGGGCGTCGAGCGGATCATCGCCAACGCGGGCGGCGTGAACACGCGTGGGTACTACACCTTCGCCCGTGGCGCGTTCCCGCGTGAGGGCTCGGACATCGTCATCATCCCGCAGGCCCTGCTGAACGAAGCGCAGGGGGAATTTGTTTTCGTGAACTCGACGCCGGTGGCGGGCGTGGACATTGCGCTCGAAGGCGACGACAACGCGGTGATGACCGTGGGACGCTACGGCCTTGCGTCCGGGTGGCGCATGCGCCCGACGAAGGAGAAGCCCGAGGGCGAGGTGAGAACATTCGTCGGCGAGGACGGCAGGCCGCTGCGGCGGAACGTCATTCAGATCGACCAGCAGTTCAAGCTGCCGAAGGCGGAGACGCTGGCGATGGCGAGGAGTATCCGGGAGACGTGCGAGAACGCGGGCGTGGACCCGGAGTGGCTGTGCGTGGACCGCACCGTGAACGGCGCGGGCGTGCACGACTACCTCAAGGCGACGTGGGGGCCGGTGAGGGGCGTGAACCCCAGCTTCTCCGCGTCCGAGATCAAGATTCTCGCGGAGGACACCGAGACGCCGTTCGACCTCTACGAACGTCTGGTCACGGAGCTGTGGTACGCCACGAGAAAGTTCTTCGAGCATAGTATCCTCAAGATTTCGGGCACGATGCCGACCGAGCGTCTGTTCCACGAACTCACGACGCGGCAGTTCAACACGTCGGCACGCGGCAAGATCAAGGTGGAGGCGAAGACCGAGTACAAGTCGCGTGGCAACAAGTCTCCCGACTTCGCTGATTCCTTGACGCTACTTATCCACGGCGTCAGGCTGAACGTCGCTGGTCCGGTGGGCACCGCCGAAGTGGGCAACGCCTCCGACAGCGCGCTCTCACAATTCCGTCCACGCACCGATGCAACGAACCGCTTTGAGTATATCGACTGACATCTTCTTGATGCTGGGCCGGAACGGGGACATCACGATTCTCCTTCCGGTCCTGAAACGTTACGCCGAGGAGCGCAAGTGCAAGGCACGTCTGTGCATATCCAAGGACTTCGCTCCGCTCTTGGAGGGAGTGAGCTACGTTGATCCGATCGTATGGCTCGGGCCGTTCGATACGGTGGCCGAGGCGAAGGCATTCCTCGGAAAGAAATACCCGGGCACGAACATCATCGATTGCTCCGTGCACGGCTCCGGGGTCAACTACGCTTTCGACATGCGGTCTTTCAGCCGGGAAATCTGGAAGCGTTCGCGCACCGACCTGCCGTTCGAGCGTCCGGTGCTGGTGTTCGACAAGCGCGACGCGGAGGCCGAGGCGGCGTTGCTTGCGCAACTAGGCCCCATCACGAAGCCGCTTGTTCTTTTCTCGGGCGCAGGGTGGACCGCTCCGTTCAAACAGGCTCCGGAGTTCTTCGAGCTGCTCAAGGCCGCGCTGCCGGGTTATCAGGTCGAGAACATCAGTGCCTACCGGAGCAAGCACCCGTACGACCTCTTGGCGTTCTACGAGAAGGCCGTGGGGCTCGTCACCATCGACTCGTTCCCGCTGCACCTCGCTGCCGCCGTGCCGACGATGAAGACGGTGGCCCTGCTGCCGGATCACAACGTCGAGTTCGGTTGGGCCGCGTGGCGGACTCATCAGGTGCTGCGGTGCTTCTACAGCGAAGCGATCCGGCGCGTGGATGAGATTGCCCACGCCGTGACAAACGGCGCCTTGCCGGAGCTTCTCTTCGCGACGAACTACGGACCTGTGGACGGCGACAAGACAGCTGCACGTCTGGCGCGTGCCAAGCAGACCCGTGACGAGGAATTCAAGAATGGACCGTGGCGTGAGATTCGTTTCGTTCCGAAACGTGACGGACGCGAGCTTGGCGACAAGCCAGTGCCGTACATCCGCGATCTGATCGAGCAGGCCGTGTCCGAGGCCAAGGGCGACGACTCCATCATCGTCCTCTGCAACGACGACATCGGGTTCAGCGCGGGGCTCACGGGCCAGATAGTCGAGACGGTGCAACGTCATGGGGCGGCTTACGCGCACCGGTGGGACTATCACCACCCGCTCACCCTCCGCCTCCCGAAGGACGAGTACGACATCCGACGCGCCCAGTGGTACAGCGGGTGCGACCTGTACGCGTTCTCCGTGTCGTGGTGGAAGAAGAACGGCGGGCTATTCCCCGACATGCTCATGGGCCGCGAGTCGTGGGACAACGTGATGCGGAACCTCATTCGCCGGAACGCGCACGTCACGGGCTGCGAACTGAAGCACGCCATCTGGCACGAGTGGCACACGAGCTACTGGATCGCCAACCGCGCCACCGCCACGGGCAACGACCACAACCGCCGTCTGATGAACGACTGGCTCGGAAAGTACGGCGGTCAGGAAGAGGACTGGCGCACCGCAACCCCCACCTACAAATGAGCTTTTCAATCGTCTGTATTTGTGTTCTACTACGTCGCATGATCCACTTCATCCGCGCCCTCGCCCTTCGCACTTGGGACCTCATCGTGTCGTTTGGTGCCGCCCCGTACAGCTACGATGCCAAGGGCGATTTCACGACTCGGGACATTTACCCGACCACCTATTCGCTGAAGGAAGCTATTCAGCTCACGGAAATGGCGGTACTTCGTCCACTTCGTCAATACCGTCGCACGACCAAGCCGGTAAGATTTAAGACCGTCGCAATCAACCGACAGGAGTACCTGATCATGTACGTCAAGGGGCGTCCGAATTACCCGACGGAAATCTCCAATCGCCTGTTCAAGTGAGCGTACCCAAGGAGCACATCATCCCGCCGGGCGGCTTCCACTTCATGGAAGGCGAACACCGCATCGAGAGCCACAGCTATCAGGCCCTCGCGGACGCCGTGCTCCAGTACCGCATCAACAACAAGCTCCCGGTCGGCAACCCTCTTCGCGAAGTCTTTGACTATGTCTGCAACAACCACCCCCACTTTTGCACCAGCCCAACTCTCCCCGTCCAAGGATCAAAACAGACTCTCGCCTCCCGGGTCGCGACGTGGATGGCGCACCTCTACCAAAGCAGCCGGTCGATCGCGATCGAGTTCGTGTTCGTCGAGCAAGGGGAAGCGGACCGGCGGGCGGCGATCTGCGCGAAGTGCCCGCTGAACGAAGACTGGCGTCAGGGCTGCGGTTCCTGTCGGGAGTCAACCAAGCAGATCGGCTTCACGTTCCGGGCCGGGAGGAAGTCGAAGGATGAGGGTGGGCTGATGGCCTGTTCCGTCACGGGGCAGGAGAATGCCACGGCGGTGTGGCTCAAGGCCCCGCCGTCCCTAAGCCCAGAGACCCACAACCAACTGCCCGAGCACTGTTGGAGACGATGAGGATCAACGCCGATACGTTCCGCAGCCTCTGGGGCGCGTTCAAGCGGCAGGTGAAGCGTCGCCTGAACAAGAGCGGCCCGTTCCTCGCCGACGCGCTGGAGCGAGATAAGCGGCTGGACATCTGCAAGGCGTGCCCTCAGATGGAGCCGAACGGCCAGTGCCGTATCTGTACCTGCTTCGTGTCCCTGAAAACCATGATCCGCGATGAGTACTGCCCAAAAAACTACTGGTAACCCAGCCGTCGTTCTGTTCATCGGCCAACCGCGCCACGGCAAAACCACCGCTCGGAAGATTCTCTCCGAGATGATCGGTCAGCCGGGTGCCTCGTGCAGCGATGTCATCTACCCCCTGCTCGCGAAGCACCTCAAGATGACCGAGGCCGAGCTGCGTGCGATGGAGAAGGAGGAGACCCGCCCGATGCTCGTCGAGTTCGGCGACTACCTCTGCGGGAAGACGCAGCACCTGTCCGTTGTCCCCGGCGGCACGCCCGGACCCGGCGTCTACTTCCGCAGCCCGAGCACGCTCTTCCGTTCGCTGTACCTCATGGGCATCCGCATCATTGACGGCGTGCGACGCAAGGAGGAGCTGGACGAGATCAGGCAGATTCTGCACTGGCTGAACGTGCCGCTCGTCGTCTTCTGGGTCGAACGACCCGGGAACCCGCCGACCGGCGACAACACCGCCGTCACGTCCAAAGACGCGGACGCCGTTCTTCTCAACGACGGCACGCCCACGCAGCTCAAGGAGAAGCTGCAGACGTGGCTCGACTCCCTGAAGCGTGACTAAGGTTTGTTCCCACTGCGGAACGGAAAAGCCCGTCTCGGAGTTCTATGTCTGCCACTCGGCCAAGAAGCCCTACCACTCGTCCCGGTGCCGCGAGTGCCATCGGAAGTACCCCCGGGACCGGATGGGCGACAACCTCCGGAACCGCTACGGGCTCTCCCGCGAGCAGTGGCACACCATTCGGGCCAAAGCGAAGCACCGGTGCATGATCTGCGGAGTACCCGAGCATACCCTCAAGCGGACCCTCATGGTGGACCACTGCCACCAGACCAAGCGCGTCCGCGGCGTCCTCTGCCAGCACTGCAACACCCTCCTCGGCATGGCCAAGGACAAGATTCGCGTCCTCCGGGCCGCAATCAAGTACCTTCGTACCAACCGGCGTGGGTACCGCTTCTTCAGTCGTAAGCTATAGGTAACTAGCCCCCGACATGGAACAAGCCTACCCAGACGTTTCGTCCACCAACGCCCTGATCCCGCCCGCCTCCGACGGCATCTCCGGCGGCACGGTGAACTCACCGGACCTCGACCCGAGGACGATGAAGCCGAAGCGTCGTGCGATCTCGAACGTCCAGCACATCTTCGCGATTATTTCCACGCTGGAGGAGGCCCGCCGCGATCAGAACGAGAAGAACGGTCGCATCCTCGCCAAGTACAACGCCGAGCGTCCGTTCACGCGTGAGGAGCTGGAGGAGCACGGGCTGGGCTGGAAAAGCAACTTCTCCACGAAGCCCCTGTCCACGGCCATCGACAAGGTGAGCCCGCGTCTCACGAAGGCCGTGCAGTCGGCGCGTTACCTCACGTCCGCGTCGTTCCCCGAGAACCACCCGGGCGGCAAGCAGAAGACGGAGCTGTTCCGTCGCAAGATCACGGACACGATTCGCGGCTGGGATGGTTGGGTCGATTTCCTGAACGAGGTGTCGCAGGAGAATGCGCTCTTCGGTTTCACCACCGTCGCGTGGCTGGACGAGTACTCGTGGCGTCCGACGCACTTCCGTCAGGATGAATTCTTCGTCCCCGACGGCACGAAGCAGAACATCTCCGGTGTCCAGCTTTGGATCGGCAAGCAGTACCTGATGATCCACGAGCTGGCCGCGTTCATCGAGAACAAGGACGCCGCCGAGGCCGCGGGGTGGGACATCGACAACACGGTGGCTGCGATCAACGCCGCGGCCCCGCGTTCCATCACGGGCGGTGGGAACTCGAACCCGTACACCGACTTCCGCACGTTCGAGGACGCGATCCGCGAGTCGAGCGTTTCGCTGTCGCTTCTCTCCGGCTCGAAGACGATCGAGATCTACCACCTGTACGTTCCTGAGTGCGACGGCAAGGTGAGCCACTACATTGTGGACGGGCGGGCCAAGAAGATTCTCTTCGAGAAGCTCGACCAGTTCGAGCAGATGTCCGACGTGCTGGCCCTCTTCTCGTTCCAGCAGGCGAACGGAAAGTTGATGGGCTCGAAGGGCATTGGCCGCGAGCTGTTCGAGATCGCCGCAGCAATCGACCGCGCACGCAACGAGGTGGTGGACCGTCTGCAGCTCTCGGGCAAGATTCTCATTCAGGGCGAGGCCAAGCAGCTCAACCGCTTCGCGCTCGCCGTGCACGGCAACGCCGTGCTCATCCCGGCCAACTACACGATCTCGCAGCAGAAGGGCATCGACCCGAACGTCGAGGCGTTCGCCCTCCTCGACCGCCAGCTCGTGGCGTACATGGACCAGATCGCGGGCGGCGTGACCCCGAAGGAATTCGGCGGGGAGCGCACGACGGCGAGCGAGGTGAACCTCTTCGCCTCGCGTGAGGAAGAGAAGCGCGACGCGATCCTTGAGCGTTTTCTCATTCAGGTCGGGAACATGATCGGCACCTGCCAGCGGCGTGTCATCAGCTCCAAGACCGACGACACCGAGGCACAGCAGGCCCGCGAGTACCTCCTCAACTACATGTCGCCCGAGGAACTCGACTACATCGCCAAGCAGCCCGCGCTGCGGACGGTGGACGACCTCACCGACCTCAAGGCCCAGCAGCTCGTCCTCTTTGCGAACGAGAAGCGCACGGACCCGCTGTTCGATCAGGCCAAGCTCCAGAAGATCGCTGCCGCTGCCCGCATTGACGCGGAGTTCGCGGAGGATGTCATGCTCGCCGAGGCCGACCCCACGGTGATCACGGAGCAGAGCCGCCAGCAGGAGCTGGAGAACCTTCTTCTCAGCGCGGGACGCGAGGTGCCGGTGTCTCCCCGCGACAACCATCAGGTCCACATCGAGACCCTCAAGCCCATCATCGCGGCGGCTGCGGAGCAGCTCGGCTCCGGCGACCCGGCACTCATGGCCTCGTTCCAGATCGCCCTCGGGCACTGGGCGCAGCACATCGAGGTGGCCGTCGCCGCGGGTGCCAAGAAGGACGAATTCGCTGAAGACCTCCGCCAGATTCGGGAAGCAGCTACCCAATTGGGGCAGCTCCAAGCTACCCTCGCAGCGCAGCAGGAGCAGGACGCTCTGATGGCCCAGCAGGGTATTCCGCCCGAGGCCATCGCCGAGGCCCAAGCGGCCCCCGCGGAACAGCCCCCACCTAATGTTTAAGATTCCGACCGAAACCCCCACTTGGTCCTCCGACCAAGCCGCCGCGTTGCGGCAGTTCCTTAACACTCCCTCCGGGCAGATTTTTCTCCAGCGGATGTTCTGGATGCGTCCAAGCGTATCCACCATCACGCCGGGTGCGCTCTTTGATCCAGACCGGCGCATAGCCGAGGCGGATGTGCAGGCTGGATACGAGCTTGCATTGCAGGAGATGATCAGCCTTACTGCCTCACCAGAATAACATGGCCGACGCACTCCAACCCGACCTGCCCTCTCGCTCCGCTGTGGCGGAAGCCGCGCTCAGTAACAAGAACGGCATCGTGCTCCCGCCCGACAATGTCGAGGACGCGACGAGCGCAATGGACAGCCTCTTCGAGAACGAGTTGGGTCGTGCCCCGAACACGCTCGACAACATCGCCGACCGCGACCGCGACAAGATCACCGACCGCCAGATCGACACGGCGGAGGAGATGCCGGAGGCGGAGCCGCCCGTAACCGAGGAGGTCGTGACGAGCGAGATGGCCTCGAACGACAAGCCCGAGACGCCCGAGGACACGATTCAACCCGAGGCCCCTGCGCAGGAAGAGCCGCAGCCCGACGACCTGCTGACCAAGCTGCTTGGCAAGGAAGACAAGGTCGAGACCAAGCCGGAGACCCCGACGGAGGAAGACCCGTACGACAAGGTGAAGCTCCGCTCCGATGCGTCGGAGAAGACGAAGAACACGTTTGAAGAGCTGAAGCGCACCGCGAAGGAGCGCGAGACGAAGGCCCGCACGGAGGCCGAGCAGGCCCGCAAGGAATTGCTTGAGTTGCGTGCGAAGGTGGACGAGCTGTCGAAGAAGACGGTGCCGGACAACATCGAGGCCGAGCTGCGTGAACTGCGCGAGTTCCGTGCGACGTTCGACGCCGAGCGTGACCCGGAATTCCAGCAGAAGTTCTCCTCCCGCTTGGAGCAGAACAACGGCACGATCTTCGAGGCCCTCAAGCGCAACGGCCTGAAGGACGAACTCGTTGATCAGGTGAAGTCGATGCCGTACGACCAGCAGGTCGAGCAGATCGCACGCTGGGCCGAGAAGCTGAGTCCCCGCGACAAGCTCCTCATCACCGCACGACTCGCGGACAACGAGAACATCGAGTCCGACCGCCAGTCCGCGCTCCGGGACATTAAGTCCAAAGCGGAACAGATTCTTACCGAGAAGCGCAACGCGCCCGCACGCAGTCAGGACCAGTTCGTCGAGGAGGCCGTGCGGACGCTGAAGCCCGTGCTGCCGCAGGTTCCGTTCTTACACTCGAAGGAACTGCCCGCGAACGCGACGCCCGCCATCAAGGCGGAAATCGACCGTCACAACGCTGCCGCGGCGGAGTCGCAGAAGATGCTGCTCTCTTTCCTGCAGGATGACTCGGCCCGGACGCGCAGCATCCTCGCGCTGGCCGGTGTCCTCGCGCCGCGCTATCAGGCCCAGCTCAAGGAGTCCGAGGGCCGCGTGAAGGCGTTGGAGAAGGAACTCTCCAGCATCCGCGAAGCCGGACGACTCTCCAAGACTACCCGTTCTTCTGCCACCGCTGACCGCGCTGCTCCCCGCGTCGATGTCTTCGACACGAACGCCGAGGACGCGATGGAAGAGGCTTGGAAGGCGATGCAGCGTTAAGGTCTGATATACCAGACCAAAACCCGAACAGCGTCTGATACATCAGACGTAACTATATGTCGTACCTTCGTAACATCGTAAAGGCGAAGATCGTTGAGATCGGCGACGACGCCGCGGCGAACTTCTTTGGCGTATCCAAGCTCCTGATCCAGCAGTGGCGCAACGGCTCCAAGGTGCCGAGCATCGCCGCCGTGGAGAAGGTGTTCGAGGTGAAGGAGGCGAAGCCCGTGGAGCGGGCCAACTGGGAGGGCAAGAAGGTCGTGCTCCTCCAGCCGTTCTACAAGGCCGTGCACCCGGTGACGCACTTCTCCATCCTCGGGCTCTTGGAGCGCGACAAGATGGGTGCCCTCATGCGGCACAACGATGCGTTCATCCACCACGCACGCAACGTCCTCGCGGATCAGTTTCTGGAGACGGGCGTCGAGTGGTCCTTCTGGACGGACGACGACATGGTGTTTCCGTTTGGGAATGCCGGTTGGTTTAATCACTTCACGGGGTTCAACCTTCCAGAAAAGTACGCGGGCAAGCACACGCTGAACGCGCTCCTTTCGCACAACAAGTCCCTCGTCGGCGCGACTTACTTCGGTCGCAACCCGAACGGGCGTGCGATGTTCTACGAGGCGATGCTGAGTACCCCTGAGAGCGTCGCCGAGAACAACCGCGTGCACAACGGCCCCATTGACGAGCTGAAGCCCGTGAAGTGGTGCGCGACGGGTGCCCTGCTCGTGCACCGTCAGGTGTACCTTGATCTCCGCAAGACCTTCCCCAACCTCGCCCCAGCGCACCCGACGGAGTCGTGGCACTACTTCTCGAACGCGAACGACGCCGCGGTGAACAAGATCAACGGTCTGTCCGAGCAGGTCACGGGCGCGTACCAGCGCGTGCGCGAGGGGAAGCTAGACCTCGTGGAAGTTGAGCGTCTGTTCGACGACATCCGCACCCAGCTCGAAGAGACCAAGATGGAGACGGTGAAGAACTCGCGCCTGCAGCAGGGCGAGGACCAGACCTTCGGCATCCGTGCGGGCATCGCTGGGCACCAGTCGTACGTTGACCTCTCGGTCCACTGCGGGCACATCGGATTCGCCTGCTACGGCGCACACAACACGCGGGGGCGATGATCGTCCTCTGCATGCAGTACTGGGAGGGCGACAAGCAGCGGGCTCAGTCCGTTGCCCGGCTCATCGCGGACCTGCAGCCACAGAAGGACGACAGCTTCGCGTTCATGTTCCTGCGGCGTTTCGACGCGTCGCCCGTGGACGAGGAGACCCTCGGGTACGTTGGCCGCAAGTTCGACCTCTACACGCACACCTGCCGACGCAAGGAGGTGGGGTGGCCCGCTGGGTGCAACGGCATGGCCTCGGACGCCTTCATGCTGGCGCAGGAGAAGTGGAACAGGGGCGAGTGGAAGCGTGTCACGGGAGTCTGGCTACTGGAGGCGGACATCCTTCCGCTGCAGAGGAACTGGCTCTACCGCATCGAGCGGGAGTGGAAGATGGCCCTTGAGGACAAGAAGCTGGTCATGGGAGCGTGGTCCGAGCACCACAGCCCTGTAGGGCACATCAATGGCAACATGTTGTTCCACCCGTCTCTCTGCGACCGCGTCCCCGGCCTTGAGGGCTCGGCCCCGCACATCGGGTGGGACGTGTACCACGCGCATCGACTGAGCCGCCACTGGTGGAAGAGCAACCAGATGCTCAACCTCTACCGGGGCCAGAACGTATCCACGGCGGACCTCTATCGACCCGGGACCAAGTACGCGTTCGTGCACGGGATCAAGGACGACAGCGGGCTTCAGATCATTCGCAGGCGTTTCTTTGAAAACGCTGCGTAAAAAGTGCGTATACTAGGGCGAGCCTAAATTGGCCGGAGTGCTCAACCGTCCATCGACCCTAAAGACTGTCCGAGCCGCTGGTCTGGCGAAGGAGTAGCGTTCACTTCCCTTCTCGCCGCGCCGTGCCCAAGCACGGTGAGACCATCAATTCTTCGGGCATCTTATCATGGCTGTTTCTAATTGCTTCGGTCCTATCGCCGCTCGCGCTCTTGCGACGAAGGACACCAATCGCGTGCTTGGCCAGATCGCCAAGGCACTTGCTTACAACTCCCCGTGGGTCAACGTCCTTGAGGGTGGTGTGTTCCCGTCCGGTATTTCGGATACGGTCCGCTCCGTCGTTCAGGATCAGGCCCTCCCGAATGACTCCCTCGTCCGCCCGACGTTTGCCACGACCGCGACCGTCTGCGGACCGGTTGACTCGCAGGACAACGTCGCCACGACCGAGTACAGCTACGCTCTCGGCACGAAGCGCGGTATCGGCCCCAAGGTGTGCGTGAAGAACGGCTTCGCGGCCTACAAGGGCTCGTACACGATGGCGGAGGACTCGCTGAAGAAGCTGATGGTTCAGTACATGAACACCGACGTGCGTGCGACCCTGCACGACCGCTCGGGCACGAAGTTCGTGGCTGGTCTGTCCAGCACCTACGGCTTCAGCCAGCTCTTCACCGGTGGTGAGGCTCAGATCGACATCCAGTACGCGAACATCCCGGCGGCCAACATCGGCCAGCTGACGTTCTCGGCCCTGCATGCGGTCGCTCGCTACAAGAAGGACACCATCCTCGATGAGATGTTTGCTGACGGCACGAACGGTGCCCACTACAAGTTCATCGGTTCGGTGGACATCATCGAGCAGTTCCGTCAGGAGGCTGGCGTCAAGGAGACCCTGATCGCCCTGACGACCGGTTCCTTCAAGTCCGGCGAACGCGCCCTCACGAGCTACTCGTGGGAAACGTTCGGCAACTACCGTGGCGTCAGCTTCGGTATCGACCAGCGTCCGCTGCGTGCGTCCGGTCTCGACATCAACGGCCAGCCGATCTTCGTCGAGCCGTTCATCGGTGTTGCGACGACCAACGGCACCGCCGCTCGCGTCAACCCGGCTTGGGTCGCTGCCCCCTTCGAGGTCGGCTTCCTGATCGGTGCCGGTTCGTTCAAGCGTCTGGTTCCGGAGCGTTACACGGGCGAAGGCTCGTTCAAGTTCGCTCCGCAGCTGGTCATGGGCGAGCTCCAGTGGCACTACGAGCTGGACAACTGTGAGAACATGTACGGCGACTTCGGCTGGCACAAGTACGAGATCACCCGCGCCTACCAGCCGGTCCGTCCGGCGGCTGTCACGCCGATCCTGTACAAGCGTTGCTTGCAGTTCGAGGTGACCGCGTGTCCGGTGACCAGCCTCGGGCTGTAACCTACCCCCTCTGAGATAGTCCCTCAGAGCCGCCGCCCGCCCTTGGTTTCGACCGGGGCGGGCGTTTCTTTTTGCTCGGGAAGTCGTATACTTAAACCATGAAGTTTG